ACGATCGCCGGTAAGACCGAGAAGCGCCGCGCGCTCTATTGCCAGGTCGACGCCAACGACCAGCTCGTCGCCTTGGTCGCGGCCAACCAGAAGCCGTTCCCATCGGTCGAGCTGACGCCGAGCTACGCCGGCACCGACAAGATCGGTCTGATCGGTCTCGCCTTCACCGACAAGCCGGCATCGATCGCGACCGAATCGCTGCAGTTCTCGCGCAGCGCCCCAGGCACGATGTTCGCCGCGGCGACCGAGGGCGTGCCGCTCGAATTCGAAGCCGCGCCCGCGGATCCCGCTAAGGTCGAGGGCGCCATCGCCAGCTTCTTCTCGGCGCTCGCGGTAAAGCTGAAGGGCGAACCCGAGAAGCCGACCACGCCGGTAACGCCGCCCACCCCCGCGAACGACAACGCCTTCGATCCCGCCGCGTTCACCACCCAGCTCGGCGACGCCGTCCGGTTGTCGATCGCCGCGGCGATGAAGCCCGTCACCGACGTCCAGACCGCGATGCAGGCGGAGTTCGCGACGCTGAAGGGCCAGCTCGAGACGACCGAAGGGTCGGCCTTCTCGCGCCTGCCGGCGTCGGGCGGCGCGGTCGACGCGAAGTTCGCCACCGACTGCTGATCGCCGTCAGCCCCACCGTTTCTCACGCCGGAGTCCCTCCATGCAGACCGCCACTCGCCTCAAGTTCAACCAGTATGTCGGCCAGCTCGCGCAGCTGAACAACATCGACGCCTCGCTGACCGTCATTCCCGGTGAGCTGAAGCAGTTCGCGGTCGCCGCGGTCATCGAACAGCGGCTGCAGGCCAAGCTGCAGCTGACCAGCGACTTCATGAGCCGCATCAACGTCGTGCCCGTCGCGGCACAGCAGGGCCAGCGCGTCGGCGTCGGCGTCAACCGCTCGCTCGCCAGCCGCACCGACACCGCGGCCGGTCATCGCCGCAACGTCAGCGATCCGACCACCAGCGACGTGATCGACCAGTATTTCTGCAAAAAGACCGATTACGATTATTCGTGGGGCTACACGCTGCTCGACGCCTGGTCGCATCGGCCGGAATTCCAGCAGCTCGTCCGCGATGCCGTGCTGGTGCAGAAGGCCGAGGACATCATCACCATCGGCTTCAATGGCGTCGACGCGGCCGTCGAGACCAACCGCAACACCTATCCGCTCCTGCAGGACGTCAACTGGGGCTGGCTCTACAAGATGCGCACCTATGCCGGCGCGCGCGTGATGAGCCACGGCAGCAAGGATAGCGCGAAGGTCTACGTCTCCGACACCGGCAACGCCGACTACGTCAACCTCGACGCACTGGTGTTCGACGCGATCGGCAACCTGTTGCACGAGCGCTTCCGCACCTCGACCGACCTGGTCGTGATCGTCGGCTCCGACCTGGTGCAGGAGAAGTATTTCAAGATCATCTCCGCGGCCGGCGACAAGGCGACCGAACAGGTGGCGCGCGACGTGATCATGTCGAGCCGCAACCTGGGCGGCAAGCCGACCATGCAGGTGCCGTTCTTCCCCGCCAACGCGATCATGATCACCAGCCTGAAGAACCTATCCTACTACTGGCAGACCGGCTCGGCCCGGCGCGCGGTGAAGGATGAGCCCGAATACGACCGTATCGCCAACTACGAGAGCATCAACGACGCTTTCATGGTCGAGGAATACGGCAAGGCCTGCCTGATCGAGAACATCCAGCTCGGGCCGAAGGTCTAACCGACCTTCCGCCCCACCAGCTGCCCGCCCCTCGCTTTTCGGACACGATCATGAGCCCAGCTCGCCTCCATAGGGAACGCCTCGCCGCTTCGACGGCCATGCCTTGCCCCAACCCGATCGTTCCAAACGCGGGGGGTGGGCAACCACCCATGCCCGACCTGACGCCAGCATCCGAACATCGCCTGGCGCTCGCCATAGCCGCTGCCGCGGCCAACGGTGGGCAAGTGATCGACGGCGACCAGGTGATCGACCCGATCGCCGCGCAGATGAAGCTGCGCCTGGCGCACGACCTGCGCCGGCTGAAGACGATCCAGTCGATCGAATTGAAGGTCAAGGCGAAGCGCGAGATGCTTCCCGAATATCGCGCCTGGTGCGATCATCTCCTAACCCTCGGGCAGGAAACCAAGGGCATCGAAATGCCATCGACCGGCGCCGACGACGTGCTGCCGATCATGATGGTCTGGTCGATCGACGTCGGCGACTGGCCGCGCGCGATCGAACTCGCCACCTTCGTCCTCGACTTCAACGTGCCGCTGCCCGCTCGCTACGTCCGTGCCGCGCCTTCGCTGCTCGCCGAAGAGATCGCGGTTGCCGCGATCAAGCTGCAGGCGACCGGCGCCGTGTTCCCGCTCGACGTCCTCGAGCAGGTCGAGGTGATGACTGCGGAAGCGGACATGCATGACGAGATCCGCGCCAAGCTGATGAAGGCGATCGGCTTCGAACTCGCCCGCCGGGCGGAAGACATCGAGTCCGGCACCCCCGATTTCGTCACCGCGGCCGAACGCGCGCTCGTGCCGCTGCGCCGCGCGCAGGCGCTGCACGATCGCGTCGGCGCAAAGGACAAGATCAAGCGGCTCGAGCGGGCGCTCGCGCCGCCCAAGCCACCCAAGAACAGGGCCGGAACTCCACCGGCCGCATGAACGACCGGCCGGGCAACCCTCGGCCGGCGACCAGCTCGCCCCCGGCGCTCGGGGACGGATCGCGCGATGCGGGAGAGCCCTTCGGGGCTGAGGGCCGCCATCGAACCCGATCCCCACCCCCGTGTTTCTCGAAGGACCGCCCCGTGAACATCGTCACCGGCATTACCCTCGCGCTGGCACTGCTCTGCATGGGCGTCGGCGCCTGGCTCACCATGGCGGGGTTCGTCCTAGCTACCTTGCGCGCGACCGAGGGCGGTGCCCGTGCTGCGCTGATGATCCGGCAAGGCGTCGCTGCTAGCTGCATCGGCATGCTAATGTTCGGCGCGGGATCGATCGGCATCGCCCGGCTGATGTCATGAGCAGCCTTGTTATCGGCCCCGTCGTCGGCAGGCCTCCGATCGTCGAGGCGCCTATCTTGAATGACGGCTGGTTTCCCGACATCGACCCTGCCGCCATCCGCAAGGTCGCGCGGATCCCTGTCGAGCGCGTGATTCCCGAGCGGCTCCGCGAAGCGTTGTTGAACGCCATCATCACGGTCGGCGACGAACTCGGCGACTGGCGGGTCACCCACATCGCGGCCGGTCGCGCTCAGCTCGATCAGGTCGATCCCCGCACGATCGACGGCGAGAATCGTCTCGTCATCCTTTACCGTCGCGCCATCGCCGCGACCGCCAAGGCCGAGCTGGTCGAGCGCCAGCGCGACATCGATACGACGACGGGCGGGCAGCGCGACGTCGCGGATCTGGAACCGTCGATCGGTGAACTGCGCCGCGACGCCATCCATGCCGTGCGCACCATCCTCGGCCGCGGCCTGACCGATATCGAGCTGATCTGATGGCGGACATCATCCACGCGCGCGCGGACGATACGCTCGACGGCCTGATCTGGCGCGAACGTCGTCTCGACGCCGCGAACCTCCCCGCCGTGCTGGCCGTGAACCCCGGTCTGGCGGCGCTTGGCGCGATTCTGCCCGACGGGACCGCAGTCACGCTTCCCGACACCGCGCCCGCCTCGACGGTTCGCGACATCATCCAGCTCTGGGACTGATCGCATGAAGGATCTACTCCACGAATTCGGCGTCACGTTGCTGGGGTTCATCATGAGCCTGATGCCGGCTGCGCTCGGCGCCGCTGTCAGTCTCGCATACGAACCCGGCCTCACCTGGTCGCGCCGCTTCACGCAGATGAGCGTCGGCATTGTCGTCAGCTATTTCGCCTCGGGCGTGATCAAGGTGCTCTGGCCGTGGGGCGTGCCCGACCCCTTCGTCATCCAGGCGGTGTCGTTCGTGCTGGGTATGATCGCGTTCAAGGCGACCCCGAAGTTCATCGCCGGGCTCAGCGAGCGCGTGACCGACATTCCCGCCGCCTTTTTCGACCGCTTCTTCCCGCGAAAGGATCGCCTGTGACCTATGACCGCGCCCGCCTGGCGGCCGAGATCGGCCGCGACGAAGGCGACAAGCTGAAATGGTATCGCTGCACCGCGGGCAAGCGCTCGATCGGCAAGGGGCGCAACCTCGACGACGTCGGGATCTCGGCCGACGAAACTCGCCTGCTGGGCATCACGGTCGCGAGCTGCATCGCGCGCGGCATCACTCAGGCGCAGTCCGATGCGCTGTTCGCCAACGATATCGGCCGCAGCGAACGCGACCTCGACGCGAAGCTGCCCTGGTGGCGCACGCTCGACGGCGTGCGTCAGCGCGTGCTGCTCAACATGTGCTTCAACATGGGTATCGGCCGCGCCCCGAATGCCAGCCGCAAGATCTCCGGTGCTGGTCTGCTCGGTTTCTACGGCACGCTGCCGAAGATCCAGCGCGGTGACTGGGCTGGCGCGGTCGCCGGCATGAAGTCGTCGAAATGGCACGCCCAAGTCGGCGCCCGCGCCGAGCGTCTGGAGGCAATGATGCTCACCGGAAAGGAGCCGAAATGATCAAGTCCCTGTTCGCCAAGCTGCGCGGCGACATGGCGTTCATCGTCCTCGTCATCGTCGCCGCGGTCGGTGCCTGGCAATATGTCGAAGCCGGCCAGGCGCGCGCGGATCGCGACGATCTGCAGCACCGCGCCGAACTGATCTGTGCGCGCTCGGGTGCCGACTTCGCGGCCAAAGGCAAGATGGCGCGAGGCGTCGCCTGTGCGTCGACGATCGCCGGCCTGGCGAAGTTCAAGGCCAATAGCGACGAGCTGGCTGCCACGACGCTGGCGCAGGCGCTGGCCGACCATGACGCCCGACAGAACAACGACACCCGCGCCGCGCGCGCTGCCGCAGAGGCAGCAAGCTCGGCCGCACAACGCATGGAGATGGCAGATGCGAACGCTGAACGAACGAACCTGGTCGATCGCGATTGGTTTCGCGCTGTCAACGGCGTTGCTGGCCTGCGCCCCGCACACTGAGGCACCCCCGGCCGTCGTCTCGACGCCGATCGTCGTGAAGGTGAAGGATACGCCCCCGGCCGAGCTGCTCGCGTGCGCCGAGCGCCCTGAAGGGTTGCCCGAGGATCCCGCGCTGATCGCGCAGATCCCGACCGCGATCCGTGCCGGCATCATCCGCCTGGCGCGGGCGTTCGCCGGCAACGCCGATCGCGCCGACCGACTGGTCAACTGGAACGCGCCAGGCACCTGCGCGGGTCGCGGGTCGAAGTGAAGAAACCCGCGCTCCTGCGCGAGACGCTGCTCCGCGCCGTGCCGTCGCTCGCGTTAGCGCCGGAAACCCTCGCGATGTATATCGACAAGGGGCGCATCGCGGCGCGCAGCACGAAGACGCTCAACTTCGAATATCGCTACACCGTCAACATCGTCGTCGAGGATTTCGCCGGCGATATCGACGCGCTGTTCGTGCCGCTGCTCGCATGGATCGCCCAGCAGCAGCCCGACCTGCTCGACCGCGCGCCGCAGGAACCCTTCAGCTTCGAGTCCGAGATCCTCGACGGCGATGCGGCTGACGTGTCGATCAACCTAGAGCTGTCCGAACGCGTCCGGGTCGAGCGCTTGGCTGACGGTAAGATGAGCGTCACCCATCTCGACGAACCGCCCTGCGCCGACGTGTTCCCCGGTGTCGAAAGCGTCAACCTGTGGCGCGGCCTCCTCGACGATCTGACCACCGGCGCCGGCGGCGTCCTACCGTAATGGCCGGTGACTTCGCCGCGATCGAGACGCTCGCCGGCGCGCTGCTCCGCTCCCTCGAGCCCGGCGCGCGCCGGTCGCTCCTCCGCAAGATGGCGCGCGAAGTTCAGAAGACACAGAGCGCGCGTATCGCCGCCAACCGTGCGGCCGATGGCACGCCGTTCGCACCGCGCCGCCCGAAAAAGGCGCAGAAGCCGGGCAACTTCGCCGTCCGCTTCCTCTACCCCAAGGGCGCGACCGAGCCGCGCGTCGTGTTCATGAAGAGCTGGGTCCGCGAAGGGCCGCTGATGACCGGCTTCGACGTCGAGGCGGGCGGGATCCGCAGCTTCTTCTGGGACAAAGTCGAGAAGTGGCTCCCCGTCGAAGCGGCCGAACAGAACGCGCGCGCTGGCAAGTTTCGGCGCCGCGGCTCGATCAAGCAGAAGGCGATGTTCCGGAAGCTGCGCAACGGCCGAAACCTGCGCGCCGATGCGACCGATCGCGAAGCATGGATCGGCTTCACCGGCCGCGCGGCCGACATCGCGCGCATCCACCAGGACGGCCTGTTCGATCGCCCGGCCGCTAAGGCGAAACCCGTCCGATATGCGGAACGCGCATTGCTCGGCCTGACCGAGGCGGAACGCAGCCGGGCGCTCGACATCTTCCTCGAGCACGTTGCTTCGGTTTAGTCCGGTACCGCCCACTAGCGGACATTCGTGGGTCCGCTAGGATAAGGGATGACCAAGCGTCGCCGCCTGTTAGCAATCGTCGCGCTTGCACTTTTGGTGACCAACGCGCTCCTCTTATTCGCATCGTACAAGCGCCATCTTTCTCACAACGCAACAGTCACGTACGTTGGACTAGATTCGACAGACATGCTTGTGCCGGTTGGTATGCGTCCTGCCAAATTACAGGGCGGCAAATGGGACGTAGATCCGATACCAACGCTCAATGCAGCGATGTTGGAAACGCACAGCGGCGCACGTCCTAGGCCAATTGCTTTAGTCAGCTTGGCTCCTCAAGCGACGTACGGCAAAGCGATAAGTGTTTTTCGAGCTTTGAAGGCCCGCAAAGTCTGTAACGTACTCATTCGAGAGAGCGGGCGGGTGGAACCTAACATCGTGAACTTTCCGGATGGGCCGGAAAGAGCGATCGCAATCCCGGCTTTAGTGCTTTGTGGTTCTTCGATAGGCGATGCGGGCTTCTTCGGCGTTCTCCCAGCGGACGGCCCAATCCACGTGGATCACGACGGTTAGTCGTTTTCCCAATGTCTCTTTTCCACCACGTCGCGACATTGGCGCTCGGCAATGCGGATGCCAGAAGCCGCCCTTCCGCTGTCGCCCAGTTGCGGACATCAGGGGATGCCGTATCTTCGCCCAATGAACAGAACCAACATGGCCCTGCTTGTGATGGCCAGCGTGACCGCGTGCACCACCACATCGGTGCCACGAAGCTATCTGACTCCGTCGGAAGCCCTCACTCGCGCTACCACGCTTGATGGGACGCGGGTAACGGTTGGCGGAGTAGTTGATTTGGGAACGAACTCCCGCTGTTTGTATGACTCAATGGAGGCAATCCGCAGTCGCCGTGGCGACGGAGAAAGCGTCCTCACCCTATCGGAAGGCGACCGGGTTCTTCAACGTAGAGCGGACCTGAACCATCGCTTCGTCATAGTAACGGGCACGTTCAAGCGGGTGTTCAATGAGCAGGATGTGCTCGACCTTTATCAGTGCAACGACGCCGGGATTGAACAGGATTCGGTCCGGAGAGCGCATCCTTAGCGCACGGCAGCTAACCACCAATGGTTGCCGTTCGCAGCGCAGGTAGCGCTTCCCGAAAGCCGACGTTACGGTTGGCCCTAAATCAAGATGAGGGCAGCATGAAAGCGGCATTTTGGCGTTTTGCGCATCAGCACTATCAAAACAGGACGCCGCTGCTCCTCGTTGATGCTGCGGCATTTACATGGTTCACGTTCTTCGTGCTGATCTATGGAGCGGCTCTGCTGGCTGGCTGGTTGCCGGATTTCATAGAGGCGCTGGTCGGTCTGCTTCTGGTAGGCGGTCCGTTGATAGTGGGGGTGCTTCATCGCCGTATCAGGATTGAAGCGGCTAAGGCCCCAGATGCGCTGTATAGGAAGCGGTTGCTTACAAGTCGGTAATCCACTGCGTCAGCTTTCCAACGCATCGACCCGAAAGCCGCCCGTCCGTTTTCCACCAATGACGGACATTCGGTGATCATCGCCGGCGCGTAATCCCGATGCCGTCCGCTCTTGTCGCGTGCGTCGCGACAAGAGCGGGTGCTGGTCACGCCGCATCGCGCGCGACGACATGGCGCGATCATGGCCGCGCGCTCCACCTCCACAACCGTCGACCTGTCGCGCCTCGCCGCGCCGACCATCGTCGAGCAGAAGAGTTTCGAGACCATCTTTGCCGAGATGGTCGCGCAAATGCACGTGCTGCTGCCGAGCTTCGACGCGAACGTCGATAGCGATCCCGCGGTGAAGGTGCTGCAGGTCGCCACCTATCGCGAGCTGCTGATCCGCCAAGCGTTTCAGGATGGCGGCAAGCAGCTCATGGTCGCGTTCGCAACCGGCTCGCGGTTGGATCACCTCGCTGCGCTAGTCGGAATCGCTCGCCTCGTCGTCACGCCGGCCGATGCATCGACCGGTGCCGCGGCGATCTACGAAGACGACGACACCTTCCGCCAGCGCGTCGTGCTCGCGCCCGAGGGCTTCTCGGTCGCCGGTCCCGAACTGGCTTATGTGAAGCACGCAAAGGACGCGAGCGGCGACGTCGTTGATGCGAGCGCCATCTCGCCGGCACCAGGCCGCGTGCTGGTGTCGGTCCTGTCGGCGATCGGCAATGGAACGGCGTCGGCCGATCTGCTCGCCGCGGTCGCCGCGATCGTGACGGATCCCGCTATCCGCCCGCTGGGCGATTCGGTCACCGTCGCATCGGCGTCGATCGTCCCGTTCGCGGTTCATGCGCGCCTGGTCACGCTGTCGGGACCCGACATCGGGCTCGTCCTGCTTGCTGCCCGTACCAGGCTCGACGCGTATCTCTCGGTCAATCGCCGCCTCGGCCGCGAGATTAGCATCTCGGGTATCATGGCCGCGCTGTCGGTCGAAGGCGTGCTGAAGGTCCACCTCGACGCGCCCGGCGCCGATGTCGCGTGCGACATGACGCAGGCGGCGAACTGCACCGAAATCGTCATCACGCATGGCGGCTATGCGGCCTAGCCTTCTCCCGCCCAACGCCTTCCCGCTCGAGCGCGCGCTCGAGGCCGGTACCGCGCGCCTAGGCGAGGTCGAGGCGCCGATCGCGCCGCTCTGGGATCCGGCGACCATGCCGCTCGCGTCTCTGCCGTTCCTCGCCTGGGCGTTGTCGGTCGACACCTGGGATACGAATTGGTCGGAGGCCGTGAAGCGCCAGGCCGTCGCCAATTCGATCGCACTGCACCGCGTTAAGGGCACGCGCGCGTCTGTCGAGATGGTCCTGGCACGCTTCGACGATCTGCTCGAGCTGGTCGAATGGCACGAAGCCGGCGGCTCTACCCAGCCCAACACCTTCGACGTGCTGCTGCCGCTTGTAACCGCCCCCGGCCAGGCGCCGGGCGGCGACCGATCGTCCGCGGCGTTCGCCGATGCGATCATCCGCGAGGTCGCGAAGGTGAAGCCGCTGCGCGAGCACATGACGCTCGTCCAATCGCTGAAGCTGCAGGCAGCGGTCGGCGTCTACGGAACGGCGCGCATCGCGACCTGGCAGCGCGAGACGCTCGCGCTGACCGTCGACAGCTCGCCCGACTGGGACACGTACCTTCAGACCGAGGACGGCGAGCCGTTCGTCGCTGAGGGCGGGTCCGGCTTTTTGGAGGACGCATGACCGCCCCCGCGCTTACCATCATCATGACCAACGCCGGCCTCGCGCGGTTCACCGCGGCGCAGCTCGGCGAGCCCGTGGACCTCACCGTCGCGACGATCGGCCTGACGAACAACGATTTCGTCGCAGCGCCGACCCTCGACGCGCTGCCCGGCAAGTTCCGCACGATCTCGACCATTTCCGGTGAGGCGATCGGCGACAACGTCATTCATCTGGTGCTGCGCGACGATGACGAAGCCGCAGCCTACACCGCGCGGGGGTTCGGCCTGTTCTTCGCCGATGGCACGCTCTTCGCCGCCTACGGCCAGTCGACTCAGCTCTTCAGCAAGTCGGTGCAGTCGAGCTTCATGGCTGCGATCGACCTCGCGTTTCCGACCCCCGATATCGATCGGCTGACGTTCGGCGACGCCAACTGGCTCAACCCGCCGGCGACGACGGAAACGGCTGGCGTGGTGCAGCTCGCCACGCTCGAGCTGGCCAACGCCGGTGACACGCGCCGCCCGACCACCGGCGCCATCGTCAAGGCGATGATCGCCGATGCTGTCGCCGCCATGCAGGCGGTGGTGGACGATGCGCTTGACCTGTTCGGCCAGGCGCTCGACGGCCTCGCCGCCCGCACCGTTTATGGCAGCGGCCTGGTCACCGGTGGCGGCCGCAACGACACGAACCGGACGCTCGACGTTTCGGCCGCGACCGGCACCGACGTGCGGACGGGCACGGCGACCAACCTTGCGGTCACGCCCGCGGCGCTCGGCGCAGCTGGCGCCGTCTACGTCGTCGCGCAGAGCCTTGCCGGCGGAAGCGGATACCGGGTTTGGTCGGACGGCTTGAAGGAATGCTGGGGCGCGATCGGCGTCCCCGCGAACGCAGTGGTCACCGTCGACCTGCCTGTCGCGCACACCGAGAGCTGCGTTCCGGTCGGCTCCTGCAGCATCCCCCAGGACGAGGCGTCGATCGGCGTCCTCAACCCCTCGGCCGCAGGCTTCCAGGTGCGAAGCCGCAACCCGGTCGGCACCACGTTCTACTGGCACACGAAGGGGCTCTGACCGATGGCCAAGATCTCCGAACTTCCCTCGCTCGACGCCCCGACCGGTGAAGAGGCTGTCGTTGTCGTCAGCGATGGAGCGACCAAACGCGCAACCATGTCGGGCCTCGTGGCGGGCGCGGTCGCCCCGGTGGCTAACGCGGTCGAGGATCTGCGGCACGACGCCATCCAGTTCATCGGCCGCCCCGGTTCCGCGACGCTCGTCAACGGCACCGCGCTATCGGCGGGCGCCGTCTATTTCCGCGACGTGGTTGCCAACGGCGGCACGCTGTACGCGATCGACGTGTTCGACAAAGCCGCGGGCACGATCCGCGTCGCCGTCTACCGTGGCGAGCCGTCCGACCTAACCCGCATCGCCCTCACCAGCGTTGCCGCAACCGGCACCGGCACGATGCGGACGCTAGTCCTGCAGAGCCCGATCGGCGTGCTGCCGACCGACATCTGCGCGATCCAGACGCCCAACGCGGGAACCCTGGCCGTCGCCGAAGTCCAATCTGGCAACACCGGCTACACGTACAGCTTCCCCGACCTTCCCGCGACGATCGCCCTCGACGCGCCGACCACCAACGGCCAGGTGCAGGCACGCTTCCGCATCGCCTACCGCCAGCAGGTGGTGACTGCGCAATCGTTCACGGCGTTGAGCGCCGTCGAGATCGCCGACTTCCGCGCAACTGCCTTGTCGGGTGCCGCCAACCCGACCGTGAACCTCACCTGGGCGATCCAGGGCGTCATGCCCGATATGCAGGTGATCGCGTGGGAAGGTACGTCGGTCGCGATCGGCGGCGGTGTTCGCAGCTTCATCCCCAAGAACCAGCGCGCGGTGAAAGACTTCTTCGTCTCCGGCAACAGCATCGACGACGCGACCGACACTCCCAAATGGCACACGATCCTCGCCGCCAGGCGCAACGTCACGTCGCGGTTCACGGCGCGCTATTCGTCCGATGGTCGACAGACCTTTCGCGCCGGGATCGACCCGCTCACGTTCACGATCGCGGGCAACGCCCTCCCGGCTGGCGGCGCGGTCGGAAGCGCGGCATCAAAGGCCATCACGGCGATCAACGGCAACAGCCCGATCAATGCCGGCACCGACTATGCGTTCCTCAACACCGGTGACGCCGGCCTTACCACCGGCCTGCAGATGACCGGCGTGATCGTCGACGGGGCGGTGTCTCGGCACGGCACCGTCTCCATCCCGAACGCGGCCAGCAACGCGTACCGCTTCACGCAGGACGCTGGCTTGCCCGCGATCATGTTGAGCGGGCCGGTGCGTTTCATCCCCGACATCGCGAAGTACATGGCGACATCGGACAACTTCTGCGGCGTCGGCCAGAACCTGTTCTACAGCGGCGTGCCGGGGGTCGATGGCAACCACGTCAACGTCTTCGGCTATGCGATCGTCGACAAGTTCGCGGCGGCTGCAGACGGTAACCGCTTCATGCTGCGCGACGTGCTGCCGGCAGCGTCGTGGCAGCCTGACGGCACCCCGAACGTCATCGACGGCACCACGTACACCTGGCAGTGCTTCTCGGCCATGGAGGCGTGGAACGCGCGTAACGAGGCGGTCCATCCCGGATGCCGTCCGCGCTCGCTGCCGACGCCCGGTTTTCCGAACGGCCGGTTGCTGCTCAAGTATCTGCAGGATCACGGCGACGGTTCCGCCGGCAGCAATGCCGACATCGCGGCCGGGCTGGTGCCGCGCAACCTGCGCGAGGATGACCTGCATCCGAACCTCGCCGGGCAGACTGTCATGGCGGACTTTTACGAAGAGGCGATGCAGGCACAGGCGCTTGCACCGGCTGTCACGCTCGCCACCGTTTTCACGATCACGGCATCGGGCCTGATCCCGACGACCGACACGGTGACGACGGCCGTCGCCACCGCGGGCATCGGGAGGGACGCCAATACCGATCTCGCAGACGCCGTCGCGCGACTTTCCTACCGCGGGATCGATGTCACCTCGCTGACTGTCACACCCTCGGTCGCGGAGATCGGCGCGACGGTCCCGAGCGTAGAGCTGGCATGGACGATCGTCGGTGCGTCGCCGACCGTTCAGACGGCGACGTGGACCGGCGGCGGCTCGACGGCTCTCGTCGCCAGCGACCGTGCCAAGACGGTCGCTGTGGGGCGCACAGCCGACACGACGTTCACCCTGACGGCGACCGATGGCGCGGCGCCGGCGGGGGCGGCCAATACGGATACTGCAACCGCGACCCTGCGCTTTCGGCACAAGGGGCACGCGGGCATTGTCGATAAGGCGGCGGCGATGACCTCGGCCGAGGCGAACGGGATGGCAATGTCGTGGTGGGCGGAGGGGGGCGCGCGCACTCTCTCGGTTACCGCGACGTCGGCAGGATACCTTTGGTATTCGCAGCCCGCGACGCAGGCCGATCCGTCCGCGTTCAAGGTCAACGGGTTCGCGGTCACCGCGGTCAAGACCTTGCGCGACCATACGACAGCCACCGGCCAGGTCGTTCAGTACGCCGACTTCCGCCTTAGCAACCGCCTCTCCGTCGGCGCCGTAATGAACATGGAGGTCTTCGCATGACCGTGACGATTCCTGATACCATCTCGCCGGGAGGCGCATTCCCCGTTGCGATGTCACCGGACATCGGCCGCTCGAACGGGTCGACCGTAGAGGCGACACTCCTGAAAACCGAAGCCGACGCGATCCCGACCCAAGAGTTGCTTGGGAAGGTGCGGCCACTTCGTAGCGAGACGGGTACGAACGGTGCGCGTTGGCGGATCGGTAACCGCCTCTTCGTGACACTCGACACTGTAAGCGGTCTTTTCCCTCGCAAATTGACGGTGCCTTCGACCGCGAAGCTCGAGGATGGAAGCTCGCTGACGAAGCGCCTCGTCGGGACGAATGCCGGCGACAAGATCAAGGCGCTTGCAGCGGAGCTCGGGCCAGCCAGCATTCGTTGGCGCGCCGGCAATCGGCTGCTGATGACGCTCGACGTTGCACGAGGGCTGTATCCGCGGCGTGCGACGCTTCCCGCATCGACCAAAGTCGATGACGATTTGAGCACGTCCCTTGCGTTGCGCCTGGTTGCCGCCGGTGTCGGCGCGCTGCTCAAGCGGCTTCCGATCGAGGCGGGCGGCGTGGTCCGTGTCCGCTGGGGCAATCGACTTCTCGGTCAGTGGACGAAGGCTGGCGGCTTCATGTGGTCGCGGCAGACCCTGCCGGCCGACTGTAAATTGGCAGACCAACCCGGCGTCAACCTGATCGACCGGCTGAGCGGATCGGGCCGAGGCGCAGCGGTCACTGCGAACTACATTGCCATCGCGTCGGCCGACGCAGCGGGCAAGACGCAGATCAGCGTGCGGCGTCGCGCTGACGGCATGCGGTTCCAGATCACGAGCGGCGCGAGCAGCGCCCGTGCGCCACTGCTCACAAGCGATGACAAGGTCTTGTTCGACAGCGATGCGACGGGCCGCATGATGTACGCGCCGGCGACCGGCGGTACGATCTGGCCAGTTGATCCCTACGACGTCATCGACGCGTACGGCGACAGCCTGACCGCCAGCGCGGGCAGCACCGGTGGGCGAACGTTCCCTAAGGTGCTGGCCGATATGCTTGGCAGCGTCGTATCGACCGTGAACAACCGTGGTGTCGGAGGGCAGATCTCGGCCGATATCGCGGCCCGGCAAGGCAGCATGCCGGCGCTGATCAGCGTCACCGACAACGTTATTCCGGCATCGGGCCCAGTGACCGTGACGGCCTATAGTCAAGATCTGCTCTACGGGTCCGGCGTGTCCGGCGTGCTTACGCTGACCGGCACGCTCGCCGGCATTCCCGGCACGTTGTCGGGCAACGCGCAGACTGGCCGGAACACGGCCACTTACATCTTCACCCGGACCACTCCCGGTGATGCGGTGCCATGTGCCGCGAAGACCGCGTTCATACCCGACTTCGGCACTGCATCGCGCCCGCGTGTCCAGCTATTCACCTATGGGCGGAACGACGGCACCAGCCAGACGGCCACCAACAACATCCTCGCTGCCCTCGCGGCAAGCGTCGCCTACCAGACTGCTTACCTGCCACGCTTCCTTGTCGGTGGCGTCCTGGCACAGCCGGGCGAGGCGCTCGGACCGTTCAACACGCTCCGCGACACCATCGCGGCGGCTTACCCTGGTCGTTTCGTCGACCTGAACGCGGCGCCGACCGCCGAGGAGATGGCAAAGGTCGGCTTCGTACCTGACAGCTACGGCACCTACAGCAACGGTCGAACCGACGCGCAGGATCTCGCCGCGGGCTACGTGCCTTCGGGCATGCGTACGGGCGCAACGACCGGCAGCGGCGACTTCCTTCACATGAACAATTTTGGCTACGCACTGTGGGCGCTCCGGTACTACCGGAAGATCGTCTCCATGGGCTGGTGGCCGACCCTTCCCCTGCTCTGAACTGGAGACCTGACATGCCTGATTACGGCCTCGACATCGCGATCCCTTTCACTGGCGATCCCGATCCTACCTTGCCCTGGGCGGATGACGATGATGCCCTGCTGGTGCCCGGATCATTGGCCTTGTTCGACGCGACGCACTCGGCGGCCCCTTTGGCTGCGGGTATGCCTGCCAAAGACACGGACATTCCGAATATCGCATGGAAGCGGTTCCGCGACCTGGTGGGGTACGCAAACTTCTCCGGGCGCGTGGATAGTGGAACAGCCGGCACGGCTGGCAACGTGCTGACAGTGACTGCGCTCGCCGCTGGTGCACTGGCCCCCGGTCAGTCCCTGTCGGGAACGGGCCTCGCAGGCGGCGGGGTGTATATCACAGTGCAGCTCACCGGCACGCCCGGAGGCATCGGCACCTATCAGACCACGGCGCCAACCTCGACCAACACGGGATCGCAGACGCTTGCCGCAGCGCCGATCGACGCCACCTCAGGGTCCCTCACGCGTTCGGGCGTTGCCGATCAGCCAAATATCATCGTGTCGGAGCGTAGCAGCAAGGGCGGCATCCACGTCATGGTGTCGCAGGTCAACGATACGGTGAATGGCAACAGTATCGCGATCAGCGCCAAGCCGACCATCCTCAATTACGTCACGGCCAACCGGTCGCACTCTTTCTACTTCTCGCGCTGGTTCCGAACGACGCGGTCGGCCACGGCTGTCTCAACGATCGCACCCCTCACTGGGGGCATTGGCACGGGAGGCACCAACTACATCATGCAGCTGATTCAGGCAGCCGCGGCCGGTTTTCCTGCCGCGTCGGTGCCGACCCCTTTGCTGGCACTGGAAGACCCTATCGCGCCGCATCTGGGCTACACCGGAAACAACTTCCGCGCCTACGCAGGAGCTGGACCCGGGAATGGCCCTGTCACGGCGCAGCTGCCCGTAGCCCTCAACGGCTGGGGTCTGTTGGGATCGTACAACAACGCGGGAACTTACGGCAACAAGTCGTCGAGCTACATCGCCTATCGCAGCTATATCGAGGATCTCACCGTATCCGGTCGCACCGCGGCGCAGGTCGCGGCGATCGATTATGCACTGTACCAGGCGACCATGGGCGCCGGCGGGCGTTACAGCGGCGACACCTTCACGCAGCCGCTCGCTTAACGACTGCCTTCCTTCGTGGTCTGTTGACCGCAGCATTAGCCACCCGCTCTTGTCGCGTGCGTCGCGACAAGAGCGGGGCCTCGTCATGGGATATATCCCGTCGTCATGGTCGTCGGATGGCCGATCCGACCGACATTCAGCGCCTGATTGGCGACCTCTCGCGTGAAGGCACCGTCGTGTCGGTCGATCACGCCACCGGCACCGCGCGCGTCCGCTTCGCCGATGACGTGACCACCGGCGACATTCCCTGGCTCAGCCCGCGATCGGGCAAGACGCGCGTGTGGGCACCGCCCAGCGTCGGCGAACAGGTGTCCGTCCTCTCGCCCGAGGCCGACACGAAGCGCGGTGTCATCATCGGAAGCCTCAGCTCCGACGCGCATCCCCATCCCGCGCGCAACAGCTCGACGCTCATGGAGTTCGGCGACGGCGCCCAGATCGAATACGATCCAGAGGCGCACATGCTTCGCGCGGTGCTGCCCGGTGGGGGGCTCGCGCACCTCGAGGCGGAGTCGGTCGTGCTGCGCGGCACGGTCTACATTCAGGGCTCCGCCTTCGTAAGCGGCCAGATCACGGTCGACGGCGACGTCGTCGGCGCCGGCAAGAGCCTGAAGGATCACGTCCACACCGGCGTCCAGGCGGGCGCCGCGGTGTCGGGGAAGCCGCAGTGAACGGCATGAACGCCCGCACCGGCAAGCCGCTCGCCGGCGCCGACCATCTGCGCCAGTCGATCGCCGACATCCTCGGCACCCCGCTCGGCACGCGCCTGGCGCGGCGTGACTATGGCTCGATCCTGCCCGAGCTGCTCGACCAGCCGATGAACGACCTCGGGCGGCTGCGCGTGTTCGCGGCGACCGCGCTGGCGCTGATGCGACAGGAAGGCCGCGTGCGCCTCACCCGCGTCGCGTTCGCCGCGGGTGACCAGGCCGGCGCCTACACGCTGCGCATTACTGGCCGACGCACCGACGTCGCCGCGACGATCGCCCCGTTCGATTTCTCCCTGCCCATCCGCGCGGCTTCCGCGCTCGCTGCCTGAAAGGATTGCCGATGTCGTTTCTCCACGGGATCGAGGTGACCGAGGTCACCAACACCAGCCGCACCATCGCCATCGTCGGCACCGCGGTTATCGGCCTGGTCGCGACCGCCATGGCGGCCGACCCGGCGGTGTTTCCGCTCAACACGCCGGTGCTGGTCGGCGCCGACACCTCGCCGATGACGCTCGCCGACGCCATCGTCGCAGCCGGCGCGACCGGAACGCTGCGCGATTCGCTTTCGGCAATCGCCGAGCAGGTCCGCTGCCCGGTCATCATCGTGCGCATCGCGCCTGGCGCCGACAGTGCGGCGACCGACGTCGCGGTGATCGGCAACGACGTCGCCGGCGTGAAGACCGGCATGCAGGCATTGCTGGCGGCCGAGGCGCAAGTCGGCATTCGTCCGCGGATTCTCGGCGTGCCCGGCCTCGATACCGAGCATGTCACCACGGCGCTCGCCGAACTGGCGAACCGCCTGCGCGGAATGGCCTATGCGCACTGCCTCGGCGCCGATCGCGCAGCGTGCGCCACCTATCGCGCCAAGTTCGACCAGCGCGAGCTGATGCTCATCACCCCGGACTTCACCGCGCCGAACGGCGCCGACGGCACGACCGTCCCGATGTCGGCGGTCGCCACTGCGCTCGGCCTGCGCGCGCAGATCGACCAGGCCCAGGGCTTCCACAAGACGCTGTCGAACGTGCCGGTCGCCGGCGTCACCGGCTTGACGAAGGATGTCCAGTTCGACCTGCAGGATCCGGATAGCGACGCGAATATCCTGAATGCGGCCGGCATCACGACGCTCGTCCGGATCAACGGCGAGCTACGCTTCTGGGGCAACCGGACCTGCGCTGATCTCGATAGCGCCTTCACCTTCGAAAGCGCCACGCGCACCGCCCAGGTGCTTGCCGACAGCATCGTGCAGGGCATGATCTGGGCGATCGACAAGCCGCTCCTGCCCAGCCTCGCGCGCGACATCGTCGAGCAGATCAACGAGGCGTTCCGCAAGCTGAAGCGCGCCGGGTTCATCCTCGGCGCCGAGGCGCAGTTCATCGCGGCGAAGAACCCGGCAACGGCGCTGAAGGCCGGCCAGCTGACGATCAGCTACCGCTACACGCCCGTCCCCCCGCTTGAGCGCCTCGGCCTCGAGCAGGAGATCACCGACGAATATCTGGCCGACTTCGCCAGCCTCGTCGCCGCCGGCTGATCGCCGCCACCCTTTCCAACGTCCGGAGAAACGACATGGGGTTCCCCCGCAAGCTGAAGCAGATGGCGATGTTCAACGAGGGCGCAGCCTGGGTAGGCGAGACCGTATCGGTCACGCTGCCCAAGCTCGACCGCAAGTTCGAAGGGTATCGTGGGGGCGGTATGGGCCGCCCAGCCAAAATCGACATGGGTGGTGGCGACGATCTCGACCTCGAGGCGACCTATGGCGGCCCGATGCGCGAGATCCTCGGCCAGTACGGCATGATCTCCATGTCGGGCGTCTACCAGCGCTTCGTCGGCTCCTACGAGAACGACGACACCGGCGAGATCACCGCGATCGAAGTCGTCACCCGCGGCCGTCACGAAGAGATCGAGATGGGCGAGCAGAAGCCGGGCGAGGCCGGCGAGTTCAAGGTCAAGAGCGCGCTCGTCTACTTCAAGCTCATCTGGGACGGCGTGACCGTTATCGAGATCGATATCCTCGGCGGGGTCGAAATCGTGAACGGCGTCGACCTGATGGCGGGGCACCGCGCCGCGCTCGGGATCTACTGATCCCATGACCGCCCATCGCCGCCCGAGGCGCCGCCCCGGCGTCCTCGCGCGGCCTTCGAACCTGCCTCCCGGCCGCAACTGAAAGCCGAATCATGATCGACCAGAACGATACGACCAACGCCATCGCTGCCGACCAGGCCGCGCGCGCCAATCCTCTGTTCCGCAAGTTCACGCTCGACGCCCCTGTGATGCTCGGCGACTCCGAGCTGATCGCAGCCGGCACGGAAATCACCGTCCGCCTGCCGGGATCCGGCGAGCTGCGCGGCCTGACCCTGATGGGGCTCAGCCAGCTCGACGTCATCCAGCTTGCGACGTTGGCGCCTCGTATCACCACGCCCATCATTGCAAAGGGCGCCGTCATGCATCCGGCCGACCTGATGCAACTCGGCGGCGAGGTGATGGATTTTTTGCTGCCGAAGGCCGCGAAGGCGGAGGCCTCCCTTCAAGCGTAGACGAGGTGATGGCCGATATCGCGACCGTGTTTCATTGGTCGCCGGCCGTCATGGACAGCATGAGCATCGCCGAATTGATGGGCTGGCGCGACCGCGCCGCGAAACGGCATAATCCGGAGAAATAGTCGTGGCCGATCGCAACCTGCGGATCCGCATGCTCCTCGAGGCAGGCGACAAGGCGACCAAGCCGATGCGCGACATCGCTGCAGGATCGTCGCGTCTTAGCCAGAGCCTGCGGGTAACGCGGGATCGGTTGAAGGATATCGAGCGCGCACAGGCAGACGTCGCCGGATTCCGCCAGCTCAAGTCCGGCCTGCGAAGTACCGAACACCAGCTGGGGCTGGCGCAGACCCGCGTCGGCCAGCTCGCGCGAGAGATGGATCAGGCGGGAACCCCGACCAAAAAACTGGCGGCCGATTTCGCGAAGGCGAAGAAGGAGGCGGCGCAGCTCACCACGCAGCATGCCGAGGAGTCGGCCGAACTGCAGCGGCTGCGCGATCGGATGCGTGCCGCGGGTATGGCCGCCGGCGGGCTGGTCGACCACGAACGCGACCTGCGCACGGCCGCGGCGCGAACGACGGAAGAGATCGAGCAGCAGTCGCGCCGCCTGGTCACACTGACCGAGCGCCAGAAACGCATGGCGCGGGCGCGCGAGAGCTTCGGCAAGGTGCAGGGTATGGCCACCGGACTCGCCGCCGGCGGCGCGTCGGGCATCGCCACTGGCATGGCGCTCGGCCGGCCGATCATCGGTGGGGTCGAGGAGGCGCAGGCCTTCCAGTCGGGCATGACCGACATTGCGCAGAAAGCGAACCTGACGCGCGTCCAGGCCGATCGGATGGCGGCAGGTCTATTGATAGCCGCGCGCGCCGCGAACCAGATGCCCGACGACCTGCAGAAGGGTGTCGACGCTCTGGCAGGGTTCGGCCTCGATCCGCGCAAGGCCGTCGAGATGATGAAGCCGATCGGGCGTGCCGCGACCGCCTACAAGGCGGAGATTGCAGATCTGTCCGCTGCGGCGTTTGCGGCCAACGACAATCTGAAGGTGCCTGTCGCGCAGACCGCGCGCGTGATCGACATCATGGCGCAGGCCGGAAAGTCCGGAGCCTTCGAGATCAAGGACATGGCGGGCGCGTTTCCGTCGCTCACCGCGGCGTACCAGGCGCTTGGCCAGAAGGGGCTCGGCGCGGTCGCGGATCTGTCGGCCGCGGCGCAGATCGCGCGCAAGGGCACCGGCGATTCGGCGAGTGCCGCGACCAACCTCGAAAACGTCATCCAGAAGATCGCGTCGCCCGCGACGATCAAGGCGTTCGACAAGATGGGGGTCAAGCTGCCGGCAGCGCTGAAGAAGATGTACGCCGAGGGCAAAACGCCGCTCGAGGCCATTGCCGAGCTGACCAACAAGACCTTGAAGGGCGACCTCGGCAAGCTCGGTTTCCTGTTCGAGGACGCCCAGGTGCAGCAGGGGCTACGCCCGCTCATCCAGAACATGGAGGAATATCGCCGCATCCGTGCCGAAGCGGCGGGGGCGAACGGCACGACCGATAAGGATTTCGCCGAACGGATGAAGGACTCGGCGGAGGAGACCCGTCAGCTTACGGTCAATGCTGAAGCGCTGAAGGTGACGCTCGGGACGAGTCTCCTGCCGACCGTCAACGCCGTAACCGTCAAGGCCACCGCGCTCGTAGAGCGGCTCAGCGGTTGGGCGCAGCGTAATCCCGCTCTAGCGAAGGGCGTCGTCATGTTCGCCGCTGGCCTGGCAGTGCTGTTCGCGATCCTCGGGGGCTTCGGCATCCTGGTCGCAGCCATCATGGGTCCGATTGCCATCCTCAATGCCGGGCTAATCGCCATGGGCGTTGCGGGCGGCACCGCGACGATCGGATTGCTCCCCATCATCGGCACGGTCGCGGCGATCGTACTCGGCCTCGCCGCGCTGGCGATGGTCGCTTACGCGATCTATTCGAACTGGGGCGGCATCACCGCATGGTTTGCGGGCGTGTGGAACGGCATCAAGGGCATCGTCAGCGGCACGTTGCAATGGTTCGCGGCGCTGCCTGCTCGATTCGCCGAGTTCGGTCGTAACATGATCGCCGGCATCATCACCGGCATCACCAGCAAACTCGCCGCGCTGAAGGCGACCGTGGTCGGCGCCGCTTCCGGAGCGGCCAACTGGTTCAAGCGAAAACTCGACATCAACTCGCCGTCTCGCGTTTTCATGGGCTTCGGCGGCTTCATGATGGACGGACTGTCGAACGGCATCGCCGCCGGTGAGAGCGAACCGGTGCGCCGCCTCGACCGGCTGTCGAAGCGGATGGTTTCGGCGATCGCGCTCGGCACCGCGGCGCCGGCGATGGCCGTCACGCCTGGCGCAGCGGGCGCGGCACCATCGCAACAGGCCGCGGCGTCGCGCTCGGCCGCGCCGATAACGATCAACGTCTATCCGCTGCCCGGGCAAGATCCCGTCGCGATCGGTGAAGCCGTCCGCAAGGCCCTCGAGGACGAACGCAACCAGGCTAGCGCCGCGCAGCTATCTGCGTTCGCCGACAACGACGAGTTCTGATCGATGTTGCTCGCAATCGGCATGTTCGCCTTCGCCCTTCCGACTCTCGCGTTCGACGAGCTGCAGCGGCGTTGCTCCTATTCGCATGCGGTTACCCCTCGCATCGGCGAACGCGACGCGACGCAGTTCGTCGGCATCGGGCCGGAGACGATCGCCATCAACGGCACGGCCTATGCCGAACTGAGCGACGGCGCCGCGTCACTCGACCAGCTCCGTGATATGGCCGCGACCGGCGACGCTTGGTCGCTCGTGGACGGCACCGGGCTGGTCTACGGCGCCTATGTGATCGTCGGCATAGACCAGCGCGGCACCGCCCTGTTTGCCGATGGCACCCCCCGCAAGATCGACTTCGGTATCGATCTTCTCCGCGTCGATAAGGTCGCCGCGCTGTGATCGCCAACGTGCCGGATTATCGCGTCACCCTCGGGGACATCGACCTGACCCCCAAGCTCAAGGGGATCGTCACCCGTGGCAACGGCAACCGCCGTCCGCGACTCGTATCGCTCTCGATCAGCGAGAAGCGTGGCGAGGCGGCGGACCAGCTCGACATCGTCCTCGACGACACCGACGGCTTGATGGCGTTGCCGGCCGAGGGTGCGGTGCTGCACATCGCGATCGGATGGGCGCAGGGGAGCGATGTCACGCCCGGCCTGGTCGACAAGGGCAGCTTCACGATCGACGAGGTGTCGCATGCGGGTCCGCCCGATCTCATCACGATCCGCGGTCGATCGGCCGACTTCACCAGCGACTTGAAGACGCGGCGCGAGAAAAGCTGGCACGGCACGACACTCGGCAGCATCGTCAGTGAGATCGCCGGCCGCCATAAGCTGACGCCCCGCTGCGCCCCGTCTCTCGCGTCGATCGCCATCACCGACAAGGTGCAGAGCCGCGAAAGCGATCTCGCCTTCCTGCGCCGTCTGGGGCGCGAGCGGAATGCCGTGGCGACGATCAAGCGGGGTTCGCTCATTCTGTCGCCGATCGGCGCCGGAGTCACGCCGAGCGGCAAGTCGCTGCCGGCGATCAAGCTCCTACGCCGAGACGGCGACGGCCATAGCTTTTCACGGCAGAAGCGAGACGACGTCGCCGGCGTCACCGCCACTTGGCACGACCGCAAAGGCGCCAAGCGGGAAACGGTCACCGCTGGCAAGGCGGAGGGCGCGAAGAAGCTGGCGCGTGTGTACGGGTCGGCGGCGGAGGCGCGCGACGCTGCCAATGCTGCGAAGAGCAAGGCTGCGCGTCAGCCCGTCACTTTGGATCTGAATCTGTCGCTCGGCCGTCCCGATGTCTATCCGGAGCAGAAGGCGAGCGTCGCTGGCTACAAGGCAGAAATCGACGCGGTGCAGTGGCTGGTCTCGGAAGTGACGCACGGCATCGGAGACCGCGGCTATGCGACGAGGCTGAAACTCGAAGCGGGCGCCTAGCTGCCCGCGCAGATCCCAAATTTAGAGCCGTTGCAATAATCGGTCACAACATCGTCGTTCGCTGGCGTCCATGAGCCAAAGTCCCGCGCTGACTCGATCACGTTCGCCCCATCGACGCCGAAATGTGCAAGCTGCCGCAGTTCCTGCCCGTCGATGGTGAAGTGCACGATCTTTCTACCGACGCTGGGATCTGCGCCCGCTTTTCCCAGCACCACGAAATTGATCGTCTTGATCTCCCCCGCGACCGGGGGTTTACCGGTGACCATCGCTTTTCCGATCGCTAGCGCTTCGTCGCCCGCAGCTTTGATCAGCGCCCCGCTCCGCGGGCTCTCGCCGAAATCGATCTCCATGTTGAGGATAGGCGCGAAATAATCGGCGGTTCGAACCGACGCATGAGGCGCTGCCGTCGATGGTTCTACAGCTTGGCTACAGGCGCCAAGCGTCAGCGCGGCTAGGACGCCTGCAGTGAGCCGCGTCTCGCGCTTCCGATAGTTAATCGCCATCAGACCGGCTTCACGACACGCGTGATCCTGCCAATGATATTAATCTCGGAATGGTGCGCCGTATCCTCAGGTACGTCGCTGTTGTCCGACAGGATCGTCACCTTTTCGCCGCGCACACGCAGGCGTTTGATCATCGCCATGTCGCCTATAGTGAATGCCCAGATTAGGTCCTGGTCTTCGATCCGCCTTTCCGAACGATCGATCAGCACCATGTCGTTGTCATTGATCGTCGGCGCCATGGAGTCGCCCTTTCCTCTCGCCCAGGCGAGATGGGCTGCAGCGGTATGCGTTAGCTGATCAACCCACTGTTTCGGAAAGTGCAGCACCTCGACCTGTACCTGATCGTCGGCGAACGTGGCGCCCATCCCGTACGCCATATCGACGGATGCGATCTCGACCAGTTCAAGTTGATCAGCAATCTCGCGCTCACTTGGCGCTGGAACGGCGCCTTCGGCTGGATCATCTGTCTCGCCCGTCAGATACTCAGCAGTCGTTTTCAACACGCGCGCGATCTTGTGGAGATGCGACGAGCCGCCCGGATTGTTGCTGACGATCTTGGCAATCGCGCCCTGGGTTACGGCGACCCGGCGAGCCAGCTCTGACTGCGTAAGCCCCTGTGCCTCCATCAGGCCCCGCACACGCTCGCTAAGAATCATGCGAACGAATTATCACTGCTGGAATAGCACGCCACCGCACTTTGGTATTGACGCATCTATTCCTCCGGTAATAGACGGCAGGAATGGAAAGAACCCCTTTTGAAGCGCTGACCGAAGCAGTTAGCCGCGCCGGCTCTCAATCGGCTTTGGCGCGGGTATGCGGAGTGGGGCAGCCTGCGGTCTGGAAGTGGCTGCAGAGCAGCAAGCGACTTCCCGCTGAGCACTGCATCACGGTGGAGCGCGAGACGGGGGTTTCGAAGCATCTCTTGCGTCCTGACATCTATCCTGCGGAGCTGTCGTCCGACCCCCTCCCTGACGACACTTCCGGCTTCGTAGGCCCTGGCGCCTCGACCGTCGCGTGCGATCGGGGCGCCCTTTTGAACCGGGCGGCGCGAGCATGACCGATCTTCGCCAGGGCGTCACCGACGCGGGCCACGCGGTGCTCGACTGCCTAGACCTTAACCAATCCCGGTGGGGCGACACCGTGACGCAAGACCTGCAGTTGTTGTGGGCGGGCAGTCTCGCGATGTCGGCCAGCGCCGATCACTTCTCGCTGGCCCAGACACGCACGATGGCTGTCGAGGCGGCTGCACGCCTGATCGACGCGATCGGCGAGATCGATCGTTGCATCGCGGCAGGTGAAGCATGACGAGCATGCGCACCCCTAAGACCTTTGCCGACGCCATGACCCGCGTCGCCGGGCTCCTCACATGGGAAGTCTGCGCCAAGCTGGTGAAGCGCTCGACGCGGTGCGTGCGCAACTGGTCGGAGCCGGCATGTGCCAAGCGGCCGACCGTCGACCAGGCGCTGATCCTCGACGCTGCCTATCAGCGCGAGGGCGGGGAGGGCGCTCCCTTCCGCGAAGCCTATGAATTCCTGCTCGACGTCCGCGTGACCGAGCAGACCGCGTGCCAGCGCGCCCTTGCCGACGAGATCGCGAACTTCGCGCTCGAGTCCGGCGAGGCGATATCGTTCAGCATGGCGATCACCCATTCCAACGCTTCGCCGGCCGCGGTTCACCGCGCCGTCGCAGAAGCGACGCATGCGCATACGGCCTCGGCCGCGTTGCTGCGGCGGCTCGCCAGTTTCCTTCCGTTCGGCGCGGGGCCGCACGCGGGAAAGCTCGGGGGTACCCACCTGTGAAGAAGACGTCGCGTCCCAGAATTCCGACCATCCACTGCCCGCACTGCAACGCGCGGTCGATGGCTCGCACCAGCGAACAGCTCTCGCCTACCTACCGCGAAATGCGGCTGCGTTGCGAGGACGACGATTGCGGTCACCAGTTCGTCATCCAGATCTCGGTGATCCGCACCGTCGTGGCGAGCCGCAAGCCGAACCCGGAGGTCACGCTCCCTTTCTCCAACCCGAACCTGACGGCGCAGCGACCGAAACCGGCCAATGACGACGCGATGGTTCCGACCCCGGCCAACGACGACGTGCCCCACCTGACCGAGGCTGTCACCGCGGCTGTCGATCCCATGACCGGCTGATCCCCGCGGCCCCGGCCGCACCGCCCCCGCTGATCTACTTCCCCCCGGCGAACCCTTCGCCGGGAACGGCCCCCGCTTGCCCGAAAGACTCGCCTTTCCATGCGTTCAGACCTGCACCGAGATCTGCTGCTCCGCCTGAAGACCGACTTCGGTCTGCAGGTGAAGGGCACCTATCTGCGCAACGGCCGGTGCCCCGCGGAGCATGGCGGCTGCGGCAAGAAAGACGTCCTTTGGTCCAACGCCGAAAAGCCGTGGATCCTCCGCTGCGGACGCGAGGACAAATGCGGCGAGACCTTCGCCGTCAAATCGCTCTACCCCGAGATCTTCGACGACTGGTCGAAGCGCCACGTCAAGACGCCCGAGGCCCCGAACGCCGCGGCCGACGCCTACCTGTCGCACGCCCGCGGCTTCGACCTGCTCGGCCTGCGCGGGTTCTACACGCAGGAATCATATCACGATCGCAAGCTCGACATCGGCTCGGCGACCGTCCGTTTCCCGCTCCCCGGCGGCACCTATTGGGAACGCCTGATCGACCAGCCCGGCCGGTTCGGGGACAAGAAGGCGAACTTCGCGTTCGGCGGCTCCTACAAGGGCGAATGGTGGTCGATGCTGCCGATCGAGACGCTCGCCGCGGCGGACTCGATCTGGCTGGTCGAGGGTATCTTCGACTCCATCGCCATGGTGCAGACCGGCAAGCAGGCCGCGGTCAGCCTCATGAGCTGCAACAACTACCCGGCGAACGCCCTCGAGGCCCTGCGCCGTGCCGCGGCCGAGCTGGGGAAGAAGACGCCCAAGATCATCTTCGCGTTCGACGTCGGTAAGGCCGGCGTCAGCTACACCCGCAAGTTTGTGAAGCAGGCGCGCGAGGATGGCTGGATCGTCGGCGCCGCCCAGGTCCGTCCCGATGGCGAGGGCGAGAAGCGCGACTGGAACGACCTCGCGCTGGCGGACGAGCTGAAGTCCGAGAACCTTGCCGACTACCTCTACAACGGCGACGTCACGATCGCGTCGGACGCCTCCGAAAAGGCGATGCTGATCTACAAGCGCAACCGCTACGCGTCCTTCCCCTTAGTGTTCGGCGGGCGCCAGCTCTGGGCGACATTCTCGGTCGAGCGCATCCAGGCCGTCCAGCAGCAATGGATGGAGAGCGACGACCCCGAGTTCGCCGCCTTCAAGGAAATGGCGCCCCAGGACCGCTGGGATAAGGCCGCGGCCGAGGCGATCGACATCACCGAACTCGCGAATTGCGTGTTCCGTACCCTGTATTTCCAGAAGGATGCCGCGCTCGAGGAAGGCGCCTACTTCCTCCGCGTCGACTTCCCGTCCGACCGGCCGACCGTAAAGGCGACCTTCTCGGGCTCGGCTGTCACCACCAGCGGCGAGTTCACCAAGCGCCTGGCATCCGTCGCGCCTGGCGCACTGTGGACCGGGTCGCAGCATCAGATCGCCCGCCTGATGCAGATGCAGTGGGGCAAGATCCGCACGGTCGAGGCGATCCAGCACACCGGCTATTCGATCGACCACGACGCCTACATCTTCGGCGACATCGCCGTGCATCGCGGTCGCGTCTACAATCCGAACGAGGATGATTATTTCGTCCTAGGCAAGCGCTCGGTCAAACTGCGCACGACCGACCGCCTGCTGCGCATCACCTACGACGCAGACAAGCTCGACCTGTCATGGGTCAAGGATCTCGTCACCGCGTATCGCGCCAAGGGCGTCGTTGTCCTCGCCTTCTGGGTGCTGGCGCTGTTCGCCGAGCAGATCCGCAACATGCAGGACTCGCTGGCGTTCCTCGAGGCGACCGGCCTACCCGGCACCGGCAAATCGACCCTCCTCGAATTCCTGTGGAAGGTGTCGGGCCGCTCGAATTACGAGGGGTTCGATCCGACCAAGGCGACGTCGGCCGGCATCGCGCGCACCATGGGGCAGGTCGGCAATCTGCCCGTCGTGCTGATCGAGGGCGACCGCAGCAAGGATAGCCCGCACGCCAAGCGGTTCGAATGGGACGAGCTGAAGACGGCCTATAACGGTCGCGCCGTCCGCACGCGCGCCATTGCGAACGGCGGCATGGAGACGTTCGAACCGCCTTTCCGCGGTGCAATCATCATCGCGCAGAACGACGTCGTCGAGGGCTCGCCGGCGATCACCGAGCGCATTCTCGGCATCCACTTCGACAAGTCGCATTTCAGCGAGGCGGGCAAGACAGCGGCCGAGCGTCTGTCGGCCGTGCCGATGGAGGATATCAGCGGCTTCCCGGTGCATATCGTCCGGCGCGAGAAAGAGATCCTCGAGCGGTACCGTGCCGCCTTCGCCCATCACGAAGCGGCGATGCTGAAGCATCCCGGCATCCGCAACGGCCGTCTCGCCAAAAACCACGCCCAGCTCGCCGCGATGCTCGACGCCATGCGCATCGTCGTGCGGACGCTGTCTGACGCCGACGTCGCCGCGGCGCATGCCGCGATCGTCGACATGCTCGAGCAGCGCCAGAAGGCGGTCGAGACGGATCACCCGCATGTCGAATGGTTCTGGGAGCGCGTAGACCACATGCGCGCGCTGGAAGGACCATCGGTCGAGCGGCCGATCAACCATAGCCGCACGCCCGACGTCCTCGCGATCAACCTGGTCCAGTTCGAGCAGCGCTGCGGCGAACTCAACCAGCGGATGCCGTGCGCAGCCAACGAGCTGAAGCGCCTCCTCCGGTCCTCGAAGGCCCGCAAGTTCGAAGCCGTGAAGACGGTCAACTCGGTCACCGACAAGTCGGTCGCCTGCTGGGTCTTCCGCAATCCCGACCACCTCTCCCCAACCCCCAAGAGCTGAAAGGCCGCATGATGTTGCACGTCACCATAGCAGCGCGCCGCGAGGGCCAGAGCCTCGCCGCCCGCATCATGACACCCGCCCACTATCTCCGCCTGCGCCGCACCGCGGCCGGCTTGTCGATCGCCCAGGTTGCCGAGCGCCTGATGCCCCGCGCGGACTTCCGCCACATGACGGCCGCGTTCCTACGCGTGATCGAGACGGACGGCTGCACCGCGAAGAACCGCGAGCATATCGAGCGCTTGGCGTCGGTCTACCCGTTCGACCCGGACGTCTATTTCCAGCTCACCACCAGCGACACGCCGCGGATCTGCAGCGGCTGCGGCTGCTCGGCGTTCGATCCGTGCCACGGCACCGAGGGCGTCTGCAGCTGGAGCATGCTCGACGCATGCGGCCGCTGCACCAACGCCATCGCTAAGCGGGCAGCGGCATGATGGCCAGCGCCCCGATCCACCCCTTCGCGTGTGACTGCGAAGCCTGCGATCCCGACCAGGACAACGGCTTCCAGACCTTCATGGCGCAGGTCACTGGCCTCGCTGCCGGCGCCGTCATCGTCGGCCTGATCGAAGCCGCCCGCGCGATCCTCCCCCTGATCGAAAGGCTCGCGTCATGAACATGCTGACGATGCGCACCATTCGCGACGAGGGCGGCCTGGTCCGCCACATGCCGATGCCGTTCGTACCCGCGAAGCCCGGCAAGAAGGCGCGGGTCGTGCCGGACCCGATCCAGACCAACGGCGAAGCTGCAGCGGAAGAGCTGCGTCTCCTGGTCGAGCGCGCCGAGCGCATCGTGGAGGAGATCAAGGGCGCGCAGGATGATCTGAAGGAGGTCATCGCCGAGGCCAAGGGCCGGGGATACGACGGCCGGGCTTTCCGGAAAATCATGGCGATCCGGCTCAAGAAAAAGGAGGAGTTCCTTCAGGAGGAGGGCGTCCTCGAGACGTATCTCCAAGCGCTGGGGATGCTGTAATGCGTCGCTGGCAGAACGATTACGAGCTGCTCGCATGCGTGGCGTCGCGCCTGCATGTGCAGCGGATCGTCGGCTATCCCGACCTAGTCGAGACGAACCGCATGACGCCCGCGACCGCGGCCGACGGCATCCGGATCATGGGCACGATCGCCTGCAGCTGGTGGGCGATTGCCGAGCGCCAGCCTGAACAGGCGTGGATCTACGACCCCGAGCTGGGCGGCGCCTGGCCGTATGAGCGCATTGCCGCACTGAAGGTCGCCGCCAAGCGCCCGCGCGCCGCGGCGATCGACCTGCCGAACGATTTCGAGATCGTCGGGTTCGCCGACGCGATCGACACGCTGATCTGGTGGGAAACCGCCCGCCCGTCCGCGCGCCTGATCGTCGGCCCCTGTGGCATCGTTCCCGTCACCCAGCCGGCCGCGCCCGTCGTCCCCGCCAAGCCCGCCACACCGGCCGCGCAGCCCGCCCCGCGCGCCGGTCAACCCTTCCTGTTCGGAGAAGCCGCATGAGCACGAAACCTGCCGCGCCTGGCTGGCGCAAGTCGAAGACCGCAATCGCGATCCTCATCGCCATCATCGCCTCGCCGTTCGTCCTGATCATGCTGTTCGCCAGCATGAACGAAGGTCGCCGGTGATGTGGGCCGCACACCGCGCCGCCCAGATGGTGGAGATTGAACAGCTTGAGCAGCTGCAGCGCGAACGCGCGCTGACCAGCGCGGAGAGCGCCCGGCTAGAGAAGCTTCTCTACAACGAGAAGCAACGCGCTCGCCGCCTGCGGGACCAGATCCGCGCAACCCGCGCGAAGCTGCGCAAGCTCGAGGCGATGGCAGCATGAGCATGCCCGATATCGAGCCCGGCTATCCATTGCGGTATCCGAATGGTCGCCCCCGCACCGCCACGCGCAAACCCGCGCTATTCCGAAACGCCGGCAGCCACATGACCCTGACCACGTCGCGCAAGCGGCTGCGCGACCAGATCGCACTGATGACGCGCACCGGTAAGGACTGGCGCGTCACCAACATGGTGCTGTCGACGAACATCCGCTTCACCGCCTCCGGCTCTCGCGATCAGAATGTCAGTCGACGCGATCCCGAGGATCCGGGCGTCGCCTTCTACTTCGATCTCGACGGCCGATCACATGTCCTCGCGTGCGATCGCTGGGACACGGTGCCCGACAACATCACCGCGATCGCCGCCCATATCGAGGCCCTTCGCGGTCAGGAGCGTTGGGGCGTCGCGGATTTGCGTCAGGCGTTCGCAGGGCACATCGCTCTGCCCGCGCCCGATCCTTGGTGGGCCGTCCTCGGCGTCGACCGGCGCGCGGACGCTGCGACGATCGACAGCGCTTACCGCGCCCTCGCCAAGGCCGCACATCCGAACGCCGGCGGCGAGCGTGCCGTGTGGGATCGTCTCAGCGCGGCCTATCAGCAGGCGAAGGCGGCGCAGGCTTAATGCCGATCAGCCCGGAAAACTTAGAGCGCTACCCGCCCGACTGGCCCGCGATAAGCCTTCGCATCCGCAACGAGCGCGCGGGCGGGCGTTGCGAATGCCAGGGTGAGTGCGGGCATGATCATGCCGGTCGCTGCCCGGAACGCGACGGCGAGCGCCACACGATAACTGGCTCGCCCGTCGTGTTGACGGTCGGCCACCTGTATCACGATCCCGAGCGCTCGGCGGACGACGAGCTGCGCGCTTGGTGCCAGCGCTGCCACCTCGCCTACGATCGCGATCATCATTCTGCGAACGTGCGCCGCACGATGTCGCTGCGCCGCATCGAGGGGGCGCGCACTTTCGAGCTTTTCGAGGGCGATCTTGGCGACCGGACTCGTTTACCGGTGCCGCTGCCGGCGGTCGCGCCGCTACCGGCGCAGCAACCGGCCGCTTGGCCGTTCGGTGCGCTGCAGCCGGGTCGCTATGGCGTGATCCTCGCTGATCCACCCTGGCGCTTCCTTAACCGGACGTCAGCCGGCGAGGTCAAGAACCCGATCGCGCACTATCCCTGCATGACGATCGCCGAACTGGCGGCGCTGCCGGTGTCGCGCCTGGCCGCGCCCGATTGCGCGCTGGTCATGTGGGCGACCGCTCCACTACTCGACCGCGCGATCGAGCTGCTGCGCGCGTGGGGCTTCACGTTCAAGAGCGCCGGCGCATGGGCGAAACAGTCGTCGACCGGCCAGAAATGGACGTTCGGCACCGGCTACATCTTCCGGTCTGCGGCCGAGTTCTACGTCGTCGGCACGATCGGCAAGCCCCGCGTCCAGTCGCGCTCGATACGCAACCTGATCGCGGCACCAGTGCGCGAACACAGCCGCAAGCCCGACCAGATGCACCAGGACGTCGAGGCGCTCTACGCTGGTCCCTATGCCGAGCTGTTCAGCCGCCAGCGCCGGCCGGGCTGGGAAACGTGGGGCAACGACATCGACAGGTTCGCGGCACCGTGACCGACCTGCTCACCCCGGCCGAAGCGGCCGTGCGGATCCATGTCTGCACGAAGACCTTGCGCCGACTCCGCGTCGACGGGCACATCCGCTATGTCGCCATCACCGATCGCAAGATTCGATACCGGCCGGAGGACTGCGACGAGTTCGTTGCCGCCCGCGCCCGGAAGGCCCCTGAATGTCCGTCTACAAGCGCAAAACCTCGCCCTACTGGCACTTCGACTTCGTCTGGGAAGGTCGTCGCTTTTTCGGCTCGACCGGCTGCAAGGGCAAGCGCGAGGCGCTGAAGCACGAAGAGTTGGAGCGGACGAAGGCGCGTAATGGCGGTGTCTCGCGCCCGCCTATCACGCTCGACGAAGCATGCGGCCTCTATCAGGACAAGGTCGAAGAGCTGCCCTCCTGGGTCGATACGAAGCGAACGCTGCGGACCCTGATTGAGGGCCTGAACAAGACCGATCTGTTGGCGTCGATCAACCAGCGCGATCTGCTCGCCTTGGTCGCTCGTCGGCGTGCCGGCCGCGTCAACGCATCAGTCAATCGCGAGATCGAGGTATGGCGAGCCGTTTGGCGCTGGGCGGCGAAGGCGCGATACGACGTCGGCGAGATGCCCGACTGGGGCGCCCTGATGCTGAAGGTCAGCCGCACCGATCCGCGCGAGCTAAGCGCGGCCGAGGAAGCATCGCTCTTCACCGAGATCCGGCCCGACCTCTATGACTTTTGCGAGTTCGCCCTGAAAACGGGGTGGCGGAAGGGCGAGGTCATGGGCCTGCGCTGGTCGGACGTCGACCTTGGCGCCCGCACCGCCACAACCAAGATTAAGGGCGGCGACGTCGTGAAGCGTCCGCTCACCCAAGACATGCTGGTGATCATCGCCAACCAGAAGAAGGTCGGCCCATTTGTCTTCACCTATGTCGCGGCACGGACGAAGCCCGAGTTCACGGACAAGCTCGGCCGGAAACAGCCGGCGCGCAAGAAGGGCGATCACTACCCGATGACAGCCCAGGTGCTGCGCAAGCCATGGGTGACGGCAAAGAAGGCGGCCGAGATCGAAGGCTTCCGCTTCCATGATCTGCGCCACACCCGCGGCACGCGGATCCTGCGTGCGACCGGCAACCTGAAAGCCGCCCAGCGCGCGCTGGCGCATCGTTCGATCAAGACGACCCTGCGTTACGCCCACGCGACCGACGACGACGTGCGCGACGCGCTAGATGCGAGCGAGTCCCGACCTATTCCCGACCTGACGGGTGCAAAGGCTCAAAAAAGCTAGGATTTCTGCGGCTCACAGCCATCTCGGTACACGCGGTGTAAACGAGACGCTCTACCAACTGAGCTAATCGCCCCCTCAGGGTCCCCACGCTCTTAGCGGGGTTTTCGCCGCGAGCAAGTCGGACCCGCGGCAATTGGGCGCGCATCAGTTCGCCGCCGACTCCGCGCGCCGCACCGCCGCCATATAGCCGTGCATCGATTCGCTCGCGCGGATCGACAGCGCCATGTACGCGCGGCGGCGGTCGAGCGGGTCGGGGCGGCGGTCGAGCCAGCCGGCGTCGGACATCCGGCCGATCCAGCGCAACGCAGTCGTCGGCGCGACCGCTGCGGCGATGCAGAGGCTGGACACCGACACCTGCGCGCCCTCCAGTTCGGCCGCGTAGAGGTCGAGCAGCATGTCCCAGCCGGGATCCTCGAAATAGCCGGGACCGAAGAACTGGTCGCGTGCACGCCGGGCGCGGATCATGCGGCGGATATCCCCCGCGGTCGGAGTGGGCATCGGCGGGGCGCCGTACGTGTTGGTACGGTCGCCAACGATCGGCGGATGCTCGTCGCGATCCTTCTCGTCGCGCGCCAGCCGCGCCAGCACGTCGGCGATCCGCGCGACTTCGGCGTTCAGCCGCTCGAACCGTGCCGAATCGCCTTCGCGACCGACATCGGCGACTCCGGCGGGCACGCGCGCGCGTTCGGCGGCGATCGTCAGCGCGGCGACGCACGCGGCGATGTCCGGGTCGACCAGCAGTTCGGTCACGCCGCCAAGCGACACGGATGCGACAAGGTCGATCTGGTCCGGCGTCATCGCGATCACAACCGCCGCGGCGCAATCGGCTGCCCAGTCGACGATATCGGGCAGCGTCGCGCGCAGGATCGCGTCATCGACGTCCGCCACCTCGATCGCCACGACCTGCGGGACCGCGAACGGCGCGCGCGGATGCTCCCAGTCGAGCCGTATCGGTACGCGGCGGCCGATGATCCCGATCGCCACCGCCAGCCGGTCGGGGGCGTCCGCCGCCGCGACCAGTACGGTCGTCGGGCCTGCATCATAGCTGTAGTTGCCGGGGTCGCCCGCGCCTTCGGTGTCGTTCAT